AGATCCCGTACGTGGACGAGTCTTCGCGGGCTGACGGTTCGCGTCAGGGCGGCATTCAAGCGTACTGGGAAGAGGAAGCAGCAACCTATACGGCGAGCAAGGGCAAGTTCGGGCTCATGGAGCTGAACTTGAAGAAGCTCATTGGTGCGGCGTACATCACTGATGAGTTGCTCCAGGATGCTGGCGTGCTCGGCTCGTGGGTTACCCAGGCGTTCCAGCGTGAGTTCGCGTTTAAGCTCGACGATGCCTTCATCAACGGCGATGGTTCCGGAAAGCCTTTAGGCGTTCTAAACAGTGGCGCTCTCGTGTCGGTGGCCAAGGACACCTCACAAGTGGCTGCTACGATCACCGTTAACAACCTGGCAAACATGCTGGCTCGCGTACCGGAAGCAAATCTTCCGGGCTGCGTCTGGCTGTACAACCAGGCTTGTAAGGCGCAGCTCATGACGCTCGCCATTACGGTCGGATCGAACAGCTACCCGGCAATGATTCAGGGTGGGGTCACGGGGAACGTTGCCAGCGGCATTCCGGTGAACACGATTCTCGGCATTCCTGCGTTCGCCAGTGAGCACTGTGCAGCGCTGGGGACCGTGAACGACATCATCCTCGTCGATACGCAGTCATACATTGCGATCGACAAGGGTGGAATCAAATCGGCTCAGTCGGTTCATGTCCGGTTCCTCTACGACGAGAACTGTTTCAAGTTCACGTACCGCGTGGACGGACAGCCATCGTGGAGAGTTGGTCTGACGCCGTTTAAGGGGTCGGCCACGCTCAGCCCGTATGTCGTAGTTGCAACCCGAAGTTAGTGAATTGGCGGAATCGGGGGTTATGTTTTGCCCCCGCTCTGCCAGTACAGAGAACACGAAAGGAGATTTTTAAGAGGAAATATGTTGAGTGAATTTACAGCAAAGCCCATCAAGGCACTGGCTCCGGCAGCAGATCGATGGAACACGGACCCCGTCACCGATTCCATCAACCTGAAAAACCACAACCGGCTCACGTTCCTGGTGTACCAGGAAGGCGGGACGACCGGTAAGGCGACCGTGACGGTGCTCGCGTCGAGCGACGACGCCCGCACGGGGGCCGTGGCGCTCCCGTTCCGCTACCGCAAAATGACGACCGGTACGAGCGACACACTCGGGTCCGTCACAGCCGTGGCCGACACCGGGTTCGACACCACCGCGAACCAGGACAGCATCTATGAGATCGAGGTACTCTCGTCCGAGCTGCCCGACGGCAAGCCGTGGGTGCACCTCAAAGCCACCGAGGCCGCGAACGACCCAGTTAACGGATGCGTGATCGCGCTCTTGTCAGGTCCTCGCTTTGGCGGCTTGACACAACCTGCCGCAATCTAAGCGACGGGTTTCGCAGTAACGGCGACGGTGCTCTTCGGGTGCCGTCGCCCATTTTTCCATTTGGAGGCCGATGTCTTGGATTGAGCTTGAGGCACCCACGGCGGCGCCGGTCGACCTTGAAGAGTTGAAAGGACACCTTCGCGTCACGACGAACAACGAAGACGCCACGATTGAGCTGTACGCCAAGGCTGCGGGCCAGTTGTTCGAGATCAAGACGAACCGGAGGCTCATTTCTCGGAGCTTTCGACTCGACCTCCCGGCGTTTCCAGCGTCGGCGGACCCTTGCGGCATCGAGCTTCCCTTCGCCCCGGCGGAGGAGATTACCCACATCAAATACTTCGACACCGCGGGCGTGCTTCAGACTTGGGACGACGAGGAGTACATTATGGATCTCACGAGCCACTTCCCGAGGGTGACAGTCGCGCCGAATTACCTTTTTCCCTCCACGCAGACGGGAAGGCCTAACGCTGTTCAGGTCACCTTTGTCGCTGGGTACGGGGACACGTACGAGGACATCCCCGAGGGCATCCGCCTGGGAGTCTTCTTCCTTGCGGCCCACGCCTACACGACGAGAACGCCGGTTGTGAACGGCACGATGACTGATGTTCCGAAAACACTCCAGTACGTGATCGACGCCTACAAGCTCTGGAGGGCGTGATGGGTGGGGATCCTGGGAAAAAGAACCGACTCATCACGCTGAAGTCGGTGACGGAGACGAACACCTCGGGCAGTCTCGACAAGACTTACGCCACGGTGGCGAGGGTGTGGGCTGATTTCCGGCCCCTGAGAATGGACGAGCGAAACCAATCCGCGGCGAAGCACTCCCTCCGGACAGGGAACTTCCGGATCTACTGGCGGGATGACATCACGCCGACGATGGTGATCGTCTGGGACAACCAGACGTGGAGAATCACGGGCATCGCGGAGGTGGGCTACCAGGACGAACTCGATGTGACGGCGGAGGTGGTCTACTGACGGTATGGCAGACGATTTCGTTAAAGGGCTCGACGATCTTTTAGCGGCGCTTAAAGACCTACCCGGCAACATTGAGAAAACGTCTCTCAGGACGGGTCTATTTCGCGGGGCTCAGCTCCTTCGGGACAAGATCAAAGACGCGGCGCCCATCTCCTCGGGGTACCCGCCGAAGGGCGGGAGAATGGCGAAGTATCTGCCGGGAACTTTGAAAAAGAGCATCAAGGCAAAGCGCCGGAGAGGCACACGACAGGAAGCGGCTGCGGGTATCACGGGAGCTTTTTATGCGAGGTGGGTTGAAGAAGGCCATACGCTGAAGAGTCATGGAAAGAAGATGGACAGGGAGGTTATCGGGCACGTTCCGCCCAATCCATTTATTCGCCAGACGTTTGAAACGAACAAGGAAGCGGCACTGGAAGAGATGCGGAGGGGCTTTGCCGAGGGCGTGAAGAAAGCGCTGGATCGGCTTCGAAGCAAAATGCCGAAAATTTAGAGAGGATAGGGACGGTTTACGGCAACGATTGAAGAGGCGATTCACAACAAGCTTTCAAGTACTTCGGCGATTACGGCTATCGTAGGCACTCGCATTTATCAGCTCAAAATGCCGGAAAACCCAACGCTTCCGGCAATCACGTTCGAGGTATCGGTCGGTGATCAGGTCGAGAGTTTCACGGGGTACTCGTCTCTTTCGAATCCCATCGTGAGTATTCACTCGTGGGCAAGATCTGCGGCAGCGGCGAACGCTCTCGCCCTTCTCGTGAGGGATGCTCTCATCGGAGCGTCATGGACCTACAGCGACGTGACCGTCACCAATGTGCTTGAGTGGTCGACAGCATCGCTTTACGACGATGACACCGAGATTTACCACGTAGCGGGCTCGTGTAGGGTCTGGTATTCATGATGTTGAATTAATCAGTAGCGGAGGCCAATGGCGTCGGCAGCAAGCGCGGGAGCAGGATGTGCATTTCGTAGGGGTAACGGTGATTCCGGCACTACGGCAGTTCGTGCCTCCCGTACAATGGGCACCACCAATTCGCAGATCATCATTTACTGGGGAACGGGCGGAACGGCGGGCAACTCGAAGACATGCTCGATTGTCGTCTCGGGTCTCAACACCGCACTCTCCGTGGTCGTTACCACCTCGGCGGTAACAATCAACTCGGCCACCAACGGCGGCGGGTCCGCAACCTCAACAGTCACTCAAATCGTAGACGCGCTCTACGCGGACAGCGTTTTTCGGGCCAACTGGGATGCCTCCTTCGGCGTCGGCGACGGTACCGGCACGATTGCGGCAGCAGGCTCTTCCTCCCTCTCCGGTGGTATCGCGGGCGAAACGTTCACAGCGGTCGCTGAAGTCAAAGGCGTTAGAGGCCCAAGCCTTCAAGCAGCAACGTCGGAAGTGACGAGCTTCGACTCGAATAAGATTCGTGAATTCATTTCAACGCTGAAGGATGGCGGTACGGTCTCCTTCGCAATCAACTACATCCCCAACGCCTCCAGTAATGGGCACCAGTACCTCGTCGCGGACATGCTCGCGGGGACGGTCAGGAATTTCGAGCTTCAGTTCGATGACACGAAGAGAACCACGATGTCGTTTGCTGCGGTGGTGACGGGTTTCGAAGTATCGGCAGAGTTGGAACAAGCAGTTCAGGCCAACGTATCGCTGAAGATCAGCGGTTGGCCTACTTGGTATTAACGTAAGGGGGTGCAATAAGAAAATATGCCTTCAGGAGCAATTTTCGGCGGTGGATGTACATTAAAGCGAATCACAACGGCAATTGCCGAGGTGAAAGGCGTCAGGGGGCCAAGCCTTCAGGCAGCGACGACAGAGACAACAAGCTTTGACTCGGCAAACGATGTCAGAGAGTTTCTTTCGACCTTGAAAGATGGCGGGACAGTCTCGTTCTCCATCAACTACATTCCAAACGCCGGCGGCACGGCGCATCAGCTCCTCGTGAGCGACATGCTTTCCGGCACTAATCAA